TATAATAATAAAGAGTCATCTATTTCTCTCTTTAAACGTGAAGGAAAACTTACTGGTATAGTTCCATTAACTGCATATAAAAGTTATATGTTTTATACTAAATCAATTAAAACTGATAAAACAGATATTCCTTTACTAATTGAAATAAGTGAAGTAAATTTCTATCTATTAACAGATTTTATAGATGCTAATAAAAATAATTTTGATTGTATAATTACAGTTAATAAATCTAATTTATTAAATTTAATACTAAAGAATATTTATAAAATATATGGTATATTAGATAATAAAAAATTAATATGCTGTTATTTTTTTAAAGAAAACAATATGATATACAATACAAAAGAATTATATACAGATAAATATAAATCTTGTAATTCTATAGATTTAGCATTATCTATTAATAATGCTAATAATAATTTATTTATAAATGGTTTTATTACTGCTATAGATAAGTGTAAAAAAGATTATATTAATATTGAAAATATTAGTAATAATAATATAATTATTGATAATTTATTTAAAAAATCCCTAAATCCCAAATTTGAAGCACATATGGCATATTTTTTATATAATTATGCTAAGAGACCATTACCATCAAATAGTGTTATAATTATTGTTTAACGAACATATTTACCTACTCTAACAAAAGAATCTAGTACATAAATTACAAAAACGCCTAAAAATACATATAAAATTAATTCTTCAGTAATTAAATGACTTTGTTCTTCTTTTTGTTCTTCTAAAAGATATAAAATATTATCTAATTTTTTGAGTAATTCATTATTAGTATTATTTATTTCAGGTCTAGGAGATACATAATTATTATAATTATTAATATATTCTTTATACATATCTATTCCTTGTGTATTTTGTAAATTATTATAAGTAGTTTCATCTACCTTGTTATCATTATATTGTATAGGAGAAGTATGACTAGCATGTGATAAATTAACATTTTGTAAAGGTTTTTGAACTGGTATAAAATCACCCATATTATTTAAATCTGAATCACTATTATCAGATTTATATAATTGTTCTAACATCTCTTTATCAATCTTTTTTGATACATCCTTATTTTTATAGGTATGGTTTTTTTTTGATATTTGTTTTTTTTCAATATTATCTTCTTCATAATTTACTGGGGCTGCTGTAGTTACTAAAGAGCTCATACTTATAAAAAAAGGATATTAAATTATTTTAAAAGTTCAACATAATTATTTATATTTTTTTAATATTTATTATACACTATTTATGATTAAAAAAATATTAGATAAATATATAATGGTTAAAGCTAAACCTACATTATTACAAAGATTAAGTTATAATTTTTATCATCCTATAAATAATAGTAAATTATTAGCAGGTTTAGGAATGATTATATTAAATTTATTTTCTAAATATGTAGTATTAGATTTAAGTAAAAGTCAAGAGGCTTTTATACGTAATACAGTAACAAGAGAAATCTTAATATTTATAATAGCTTTTGTAGGCACAAAAGATTTACTTATGGCATTATTATTAACTGCAGTATTTGTAGTACTATCTGGGACAATTTTTAATGAAAAAAGTAAATTTTGTGTAATACCTGAAAAATATAAATATTTACATAATGAGGTAGATGCTAATAAAGATGGAAAAATTACTAATGATGAAATTAAAAAAGCCCAAGATATTTTATATAAAGCTAATATTCAAAAAAATATTCAATAAAATATAATAATATAATTATATATTATTACTAATAATATATAATATGAATGATAATCCTGATGTCTCTTTAAATGATGTCTCTTTAAATGAGTATTTTCTAAATAATAGTAAATTTAAATTAATAGGAGATTTTACAATTGATATTAAAGTTAAAAATTCTGATATATTTTCAACCTATCCTTTTTACCTTTATTCGCCTGAAATGTATGAAAATAATTTAAAAACATATAATTTTGATACCGAAACCATACCAATAGATGTATCTAAAAATACAATATTTAATGTTCCTATTTATAGTAAAATATATGATTTTTCTAATAGTCAATATAATATTTTAGAACCATTTAAAAATTTTATTATTCCACCAATGACTGATACTAGTTATAATAAATTAAATGAATTAGAAAAAAAAACTTATAAATTAAATTTACTAAAAAATAAAACTGATATACAACAATTAATAAATAAATATATAGATAAAGAAGCTCCTAAAAAATATAAATTACAATTTACTCAAGCTAATTATAATGATTATAATTTACAAGAAACTATTGATAAACCTCATTATATGCTACCTAATGCAGAAGGTGTTATTAACAAACTTATAATTGGTAATAAAAATGCTACATTTTTATATAAATCCAATAATGAAGATAAATGGAAACCACATTATATTGAAGGTATAGAATTTAGTTGTAATGATATACCTAATCAGCAATGTGAGCCTAAAACACTTAAAGATGTTATTACTAAAAATAAAGATATATTAAGAATTGCAAAATTGCGAGAGGAAAGCCAAATTAAAAAAAAAAATGACAAAAATATTTCAAATGCATTAGATGAAAAAGAAAAGGCTGAAATAAAAAAAAATAGTATAATTAAAAAAGAAATTTTAGATGAATATTATAATATTGTAAATAAGTTTTTATTTTCTACTGATTCTACAAAATATACATTACCAAAAAAATGTAGTGAAGAACTTTTTACACTAGCTGATCAATCAAAGGTTAATACTAATGATAATTTTTTTGTTAATTTGTCAAAATTAAAACAAAATTTAGATATTGTTGATGTACCATATAGTGATATGAAGATGGATTCAAGTTTTCAAAATCTAATTTGTAATTATCAAGAAAAAGTAAATATTAGTTTTACTGATATTTTAGATAATATGTTAAAGAGAGAAAATGAAAAAATTACAACTAATTATACAAGATTAAATGAAAATAAAAATATTTCTATTACAGAAAAAGAAAAAAATGAAGAATTTATTAAAGCATTTAATCTTCCAATATTAAAATATAATATATTAAAAATATTAAAAAGCACTTTACTGTTAAGTAGAGCAAAAAACAGTAATATAAAATATAACAGTTATAAATTTACCATACTAGTTGAAGATAAAAATTTAATACCTGTTGAACCTTCAACTATTAACATATTTAAAAAATTAATGAGTAAAGATGGCAGAGAAGATTTAAAAAAAAGTTTCAACCAATTTAAACTAAACTGTTCTGTTAAAAAAGATAGTATATATAGTAAATCACAAGAAAAATTATTTAAAAAATGTGAAAAACTGTGTAAACCATTACCAGGATCAACTGAATGTTCTTATAATAATTGGTGTAATATATGTAGTAACTATATTTGGTGTGTTTATGGAAAAGAAATAAAAAATATGTGTCCGACTTCGCCTACTTCACCTACTTCACCTACTTCGCCTAGTTCGCCAACTTCACCTAGTTCGCCAACTTCGCCTAGTTCGCCTACTTTGCCCGGTCGTTCCACCATTTTACCACCTGGTCCAACTTCGCCCACTTCACCCAGTAATATATTAAAAAATATTGGAAGTAAATTTTTAGATTCATTAACTATTAAAACGCCTCCTTCAATTAGAAATACTAGTCCTTCTGATATATTAATTTATGGAAATCCATCTAATTCACCTAGTTAAATATTTAAATTTACTAAAAATTCTAACATTAAATCTTCAGGTATTTCATTAAAATCTATTAATTTTTTATTTTTATTATATTTTTCATATGCATTTTCATCTTTTAATTGTTTATGAAATAGTTCTTTATTTTCAAAATATTTAATTGCAGTTTTTAATCCACATTTTTTAAATATTTGTGGAATATCATCACTCTTATCTCCAATTATTATTTTACAAAATAAGTCTAATTCAGCATTACCAGACCATTTTTTACTTGTTGTTAGATCTTTATATTTTAAATTAATTATTTTTACTTTATCAGATGCTAATTGTAAGTAATCCATATCATTAGCTATTATATAAATTAAAGCATTAGGATTTTGAGATAATATATATTTACATGTTAATGCATTACAATCATCTGCTTCTAATTTATTATGATATAGCATAGGTATATCTAGTTCTTTAAGTATATTTTTTCCTAATTTAAAGAATGGACCACCCATAAAAGTATCATCATATATTCTATTTTCTTTATATTTTTCATAATAACTATTACGCCAAATATCTTCTCTAGGACAATCTAACCCTGCTAATAATTTATACTCTTTAATTTTTAATCGTTTTGGGATTTCTTTTAGTTTTGCAACAAATGTTTTTTTAAATTTTTCTACAAATTCTTTATTTTCAATAGGATTACCTAATTCTATTTCTGGATTAGCTAATTTCCACCAACCAATTAATGCATAATATCTATAAAATATAAAGTAACTAGTATCCAAGAGAATATATGTTTGACAAATCATTATAATTAAAATATATTTTAATTATAAATCAATTTTATATATAATATTTAAAATTGATTAATAATATAATAATACTAATAATTATATTATTATATGGCAAGTTTTGTCTGTGATTGTAACTTTTGTAAAAGTAATAATAATAATAATCCAATTTTTTGGAAAAGAGGTAAATTAAATAATACTACAATTGTATGGAAATGGAGTAATATAATTACTTGTCGTGGATATTCTAATAATAAATTAGTAAGTATGTGGTATATTTGGGGTTATTATCATAGGATTAACTATTGTAAACATGCAAAAAAATTACCTTATATATTTTATTATATAATAAAATGTATGGATACTATATCAAATAATATTAATTATATTTTAACATATATAAATTATAAAACAATTTTTAAATCACTATAGATCTAAACTAATAGTATTTTTTTGACTATTTGACTGTTTTCTATTAGATTTAGGTTGCTTTTGACTAGTTAGTTCTTTTAATTCTGAAATACTTACAGTACTTGGATCACGTTCTTCAGTTTGCGCTAATGGTATATTTACCTGTTTACTTTTTAAACCAGATAATAGTTGTGAAATATCACTAGGTCCTTTCATCTCTGGTCTTTTTTGTGGAGCAGGAGTTTTAATATTTTGTGGTTTATCTAATGGTGCGCCAACCTCTTCAATACTAATACCAGCCTGTATTTTTGATGAAGTTAGATCAGGTCTATTAGTTGGCGGTGCATATCTTTGACTTTTAACTGTCTGTGTTTCTATTGGAGGCGGTGGCGAACCCATATTTGGTATTGGCACTTCATTATTTCCTGGAACAAAATTATTCATAAAACTTCCAAAACCAGGATTTGTATCACCCATAGAATTAACAGCGGCTTGTGTAAACTGTTGCATTAATTCTGGATTTTGTTTCATAATGTCATCCATACCAGGTAAAGCAGATTTAAACATAGTATTTGTCATATGGACCATAATAGCAGAACCACCTAATTGAAACAATAATTTTAATTCTGGAGCAAGTTTAGCTTTTGATTTATATTTTTCATGTAATTCCTGAAAAATTTCATCATAATCACTAATATTTTCATTAACTTGTTCACCCCATCCATCCATTTTTAAATCAAATGGATCAAATTTATTATTTAAGAATTCTAAACCGGTAACACATGCCATTAACATTTTTGCCTGAAATTTTACACTATTAGCTTTTTCTCTCTCTGCAATAATCATTTCATACTCTCCTTGTAACTCTTGAAGTGGCGAATCCATTGTATATTTTTTTGTCAAGGTTGCACCTTTACGTTCTAAATCTTCAAGTCTTCTTAAATATTTAAATTTCTCTCTTATTAATTCTTCTTTAGTCATTGGAGCTTCATCAGATACGACTGGAATTGGATTAACTTTACCATAACCATCCCATGTTTTATTTACATTAAAATTAGTTGCAGTTTGTTCTCCTAAAGTTGCTGAATCACTTCCTAAATTAACTGATTTACTTGTTTCTTCTAATATAGGATTATTATCATTTTTGTTAGAAATAGAATTTATAGCATTATTAAAAATAGATGATCTAGATATTTCCGTACTCTTTTTTGTAATATCTGTACTTAAATCATTTAATTCATTTTCTAATTCACTTAATTCTCCTAATCCAATTTCAGCACTTGAACCTGTACCACGTTTTTTTTCATTCATTAATAACTCTATACCTCCACCAAAATTAACTGAAGATTGTTTTTCTAATACAGGTTCATTAGTATTTAAATCAATATTAGTTTTTGTATCAGTATCATTTAATTCAATAACAACGGGTTCTAAATCAGTCATTATACATGAATAAGAACATATAATTTTAAGTAATACGAATTAAATATTATATTTGTATTTTTTTTATTAATTCATTAATATTAATATTATTTTGTGATAAAAACCAAATTCCTTGTAAAAAAGCATCAGCCAAATCATCACGTTTTTTATGTTTGTCAAACATATTAATTATTTTTTCTTTATTAATATTATCCATACTATTTTCTAATAATAAACTTCTTGTTACAGTAATACTTATTTTTTTTCTCTCACTATATGTAGTTTTTTTATTATCAATAAAATTTTTTAATTTATTTGCAGCTGATATATATAATATATTATCTATACCTTTCATAATAAAATATTGTGATATCATTCCTTGGATACAATTCATTCTATTTGCAATAGGACTAATTTGATTTTCAATTAAAATATAATCAATATTTTGAAATACAAATATATCTAATTTATCTAATTGATCTCTTATAGATTTGCCTATATCTATTAAATTTATATTATTACAATTTAATTTATTAATAGTATTTAAAACATTTTTTTCAATATATTCTTTAATCTGATTAATTATATTAGCTTTTGTATTTTTAACAATATTAATTTCATATTCTTTACATAATATATTTAAATCATCTATTTTTAATGATTTATATTTATTTATACTTGATGTAGGTAGTTTATAATTAGAAGAATTTGCATGAGTTTTACAATAAAAATTATCATCTTTATAAAACTGTGCTAATTTAGTACATGGTTTATAATTTTTTTTATTTTGTATTAAACAATTACAATAATATATCTTTTCTTCGCATAAATTTATTACATCCCAAAATTTAATATCAAAACTATTATTATTTATTTCAAGAATACACATAGCTAAATTTTTTATTCCTACATCAATACTTAAAATTTTCATATATATATATATTTTATAACTTTTAATACTAAAATAATAAAAGTTATTGTGAAGTATAATTCAATACTGGTGTATATTTACTTGCTGAGTATATATAGTTTTTAATATATCTATCTTTTAAATCACTATCATTAAATGGTAATGAATTATCTGTAATACCTAGTATTAAATGTGGATTTTGTGTAATTGGTTTTGTATCTAATAATGGTTCTATATTAGTACAGTCTGCTTTTGCAATATTTTGATTATTACTTATAATAATATCAGCATTTTTTGTTAAAATTAATCTAAAGTCCATATTAGATCTCATATATAAATACAAACTATTTTATTTTTCCTTTAAAAGTTTAATTAATTGTCCTCTATTCATATTTTTTACATTTTCAGCCGTGTCTTTTGATTCTTGAACTGCTAATTCTCGTAATTCATCGACTTTCATTTTACTTATTCCGGTTTTTTTGGAAACAGTATTATCTAAATTTTCTTTTATAAATTCTACTAATTCTAATTTATTATTTAATTTTTCATCTTCAATAATTTCTTTAATAGATTCATTATCTGAATTATTATCTGAATCATTATCACTCTCTACTTCTTCATCACTATTATTTTCTGAATTATTTAATATTTCTTTAATCTCTGTAATGTTTTCTACATCAATCAATTTAACAGAATCATCTAAATTTGCTACATCTATCTTTTCTAAATTTAATTCTTCAGTTGTTAGTGTAATCTCTTTACTATCTTTATCAATATTTATATTATTTTCATTAGAACAATTGCTTGATTCATCATCTGAGGAATTATACTCATCACTATCTGAATCATCTGAAACTTCTATTTTTTTAGTAGTAGATATAGAAGATTGTTGCTTAGCAGATTCTACTGCAATAGAAGATGCTAAATTTTTTTCTAAAGAACTTGGTAAAGCTTCGTGTTTTACAATAAATGATTTTAATATATTACCTTGTTCTATAAGATTTGTTTCTAATATTTTAAATCTACGTAAACAATAAAACATAATAGCACCTGAAATTAATAATGTCATAGCTAAAGATATAATAAAACCAATTCCTTCTAAACCAAAAAGATTCATTTAATTATGATTTATCTATATTATTTAAATTATAATTGAACGTATATAAATTAAATATTGATTTTATCTATTATTTCATTAGCCCCTTTTATAATAGTTTCATCATAATCTAATTCTTTTAAAACTTTAATTCCACCTTTAATATCTGATATACCATTCTTTAATTTATAAGTACTATTATTATTTAATATTTTCATTTGTTTATTAATAATATTTTTATTTTTATCTAATAATTTACATAAAGATACATAATGTGTTGTTAAAATGTAATCTAGATTTTTATATTTTGCTATGAAATTTAAAAAGCTATATGCACTAGCAATTGCTTCAGACGGATTTGTACCTGAATATATCTCATCAAAAATACAAAAATGTCTGTCTATAGTATTAGAATTTGATAAACTATCTAAAATTTCTTTACATCTTCTAGCTTCAGCTTGGAAAAGACTATCACGTTGTGATGTATCAGGAATATTTATATAAGAATAAATATATTTATATATATTTATATTAGCATCTTTATAACAACCAATTCCTATTTGTTGAGATAATATTATATTAAATAATGTTGTTTTTAATATAGTTGTTTTCCCAGCAGCATTTGGGCCTGTAATTAATATTTGTTTATCTAATTTATAAGTATTATTAATATGTTTTTTATTTATTAATGCTGCAAAATAGGCTCCTGAAAAATTTGTTTTATCATCTGTAAATTTACAAAAATTTAAATTTTTATTTACTATATTATTTTGAATATTTTTAATATTTAACAGATAATATTCTAAATCAATACAATACTTTAATGCCTCTTTATATTTTAAATTATTATATAATTCATAGAAACTTTTTAAAATATTACCTATTTTTGCAATATGTGTAATTCTTAGCTTAGATAACTGAATTTTCTCTAATTCTGATCTAAATGATACTAATTGTAATTTAATGCTATTATTTACATCTAAAAATTTACTAAATGATTTATTACAATATTTATTTAGATTATCAATATTATTAATTGCTACTTCTATAAAATTATTTATATTACACAAATTATTTTGAATTTTATATATATTTTTATAAAATGTAATACATGAGTGTATATTTTGATAAATACTAAATATATAAAAACCAAATGAAAATAATAAAAAAAACTTTTGACTAATATCTGCTTCAGAAAATTTTGAAAATAACTGTCCTAATATATGATTCTTAAATAATTTTATCATTGTTGATACATAGATTTCAAATGAAATTGATAAACCTTGAATTTTAATAATTAAAAAAGGCATAATTAACATAATAATTGGAATTATTAAGCTTAATACTGGTGATGTTAAATTATATATAGTTAATATTTGTAATACAGATGATGATTTATTTAAATATTTAAAATAATCAATGTCTATAAATTTATATTTTTCATAAAATCCTGTTTCATTATCTATTTCATTAATAATTTCTTCTATATTTTTTATATTAAAATTATCTCTATCAGAAATTGGTTTATAGTTTTTTAAAAATAATTGATAATCTTTTAAAAATTCTTTATTTGTAGTATAGTATTCACCCCATTGATTTACTAACTTTGTTGAAGTATTTTCAGTAGATGATATTATATTATTATATAATGAATTATTACATATATCAAGTAACTCTAAATCATTTTTTATATTTTCACTTATCCTATATTTATCTTCTAAATAAACTATAGGAAGTTTAAATTCTATCATATTATTTATTTTTTCATTATTATTATCTTCTTTTTTAAAATATTTTAACATAATAATAATTTATAATATTATTATGTTATATTGTTAACGAAATACTTATGAACCTTTATAATTACTTGGTAATTCAGATATTTCAGTCTGATAATAAGTTTCAATATCTTTTAATTGTCTATAATCTCTTCGTGTTATAAAATTTATTGCTACTCCTTTTCGACCCCATCTACCACTTCGACCAATTCGATGTAAATATGTACTACTACACTTTGGAATATCAAAATTAATAACTGTACTAACTTGCTGAATATCAATTCCTCTTGCTGTTACATTAGATGAAATCATAACTCTTTTGTCACCTGCTCTAAATAAATCATAATTTTTTTGTCTTTCTATTTTATCTAAACTACTATGAATCTGACATACTGGATAATCATCTTGGACCATTGCTTCATATAAATCACTAACTCTTCTAACACTATTACAGTATATAATACATTGAGCTACTGAAAAAACACTAAATAGATCTTTTAATGTTTCATATTTCATATTATCATCATCTAAATTTACAAAATATTGTTTAATACCTTCTAGAGTTAACTGTTCTGTTTTAACAATTATTTTAATTGGATTTCTCATAAATTTTTCAGTTAAATTATATAATGTTTGTGGCATTGTTGCACTAAATAAACTTATTTGAATGTTATTTGATAAATATTGAAATATACTATATATCTGTTCCTTAAATCCTGATGATAACATTTCATCTGCTTCATCTAATACAACAAATTTTATAGAATCATAACTAATATATTTTCGTCTTAACATATCATGGATTCGACCAGGACAACCTACTATAATATGAGGAGGATTATCTCTTAATAGTCTAATATCTGTTTCTGTTGATGTTCCTCCAACTAATAATTGAGTATTTAATTTTTTTATATTTATACCAATTGCATCTAATACATTTTTAATTTGACTAGATAGTTCTCTCGTTGGTGAAATAATAATTACTTGTGGTGAACTTATATTTACATCTGCTATCTGTAAACTTGAAATTGTAAAACATGCTGTTTTACCTGTTCCAGATTGGGCTTGCGCTATTACATCTTTTCCATTTAATATTGGTAGAATTGATTTCTTTTGAATCGGACTTGGATTCTCAAAACCATATGCATATATCCCTCGTAATAATTCTGGTTTTAAATCTAAATCATCCCAATTAGTAATTGTATTATCAACTACTATTTCATTATCAGTTTTATTTTCACTCATAATATTAATATAATATTTATTATTATATTTAAATTTTATTATAAATAATATAATAAAATCATCAAATATTATTATAAAATTAACAAAAGATTAATTTAGCTAAAACTACTATTCCTAATATCTGCCAAACACTAGTTACTGGTTTAATACCACTTATTACTTCAACTAAAACATTATTCCAAAGATATTCTCCAACAAAAAGTAATACTAATAATGAAACTATACTAACTATAAAG